AAATACTATAATATATGACAAAACTATGTATTGTCAAATTATCTTTATTAACCATACACTTAATAAGCACTATAAATAATGTAACATACTTTAAAGGATATAATAATGGGTAGTTTCTCAAGTAATGATTCTGATGCTAATGCCAGACGTGTTAGATTACGGGCTAAACCGGCGGCAGTTTCGACAGTGTATGGAACAGGATTAATTAATCCATTACGAGCCACCAATGGAATGGTATGGCCATATCAGCCTACCATTACATATGCGCAAGACGTCTCTTATACAAATATTGATTTGGTACATACCAATCAAGAAATGTATGCGTACACAAGAACTAATGCAGTTAAATTAACTATAGATGGACAATTTAGCGTTCAAAATCAAACAGAAGGTGTGTATGCTGTAGCATGTATTCATTTTTTGCAAACTGTTACTAAAATGTATTTTGGACAAGCTACTAATACTACTGCACCGTCCGGAACGCCTCCGCCTGTATTATTGTTTGATGCATATGGTGATTATATGTTTAATCAATTGCCAGTTATCGTAACAAATTTTGGAGTAACATTTCCAAATGATGTAGATTATGTACCTATTGATACGGCGTATTTGTCAACTACGTCAGGAGCTACTGCAATTTCTACAACATTAATGTTTACATCGGTGGTACAATCAGGTGGTAACAATAGCTATTTAGATACCCAAAAGGGGTCAGTTTGGCTTCCGGCATTGTTTAATATTTCTGTCAGTTTAACAGTACAAAATACTCCGAGTGTATTAAGAACGGTATTTAATCTTGACCAATTTAGATCAGGCGCATTAATGACGCAGAGCCAAACGGGATCAATTCAAGGAGGATGGATTTAATGGCATCTTCAGCAATTACAACCATACAATCAGCAAATTATTTGCCTAGCAGTCCTTATTATAATACGCCTCAGGTTAATGTTGATAATTTACCGTATTTAGATTTCTGGAGCCAAGTATTTGTAAGACCAAATAATAGTGATACTCTTATGACCCTTGACCCAATGTATCAATATAGGGCCGACCTTCTCAGTTACAGTTTATATGGAACTCCACAACTATGGTGGGTTTTTATGCTTAGAAATCCAAATATTATTAAAGATCCAATTTGGGACTTTGTTACCGGAATAACAATATATGTTCCAACCAGAACATCGTTGTCAGGATATCTATAATGGTTGCACCTAATCCTATACCACCCACAAATGTACAAAATATTGATAATATAAACAATGTTACATCAGGTAATCCTTCAGTTACTACAAATTCTTCAACTGGTAACCAGGTAACACAATCCGTTTCAACCCAATCAAGTACAACTACACAAACAGTTGCACAATCAAACCAAACTGGTGGACTTAATATTACTCCTGTCCAAAATCCACTAAATGTGTATGCAAATTATACATATCATATACGATTTTCATTAACTGATGAAACAACTGCAAATAATGTAACTACTGGATCGTATTCATCATTTAATGGAATATCTAAGGTTATTATTGCTGAAAGTGGAGTTACGGCTGGGTTTAATATAACAGAATACGAATTTGTAAATGCATGTTCACCGGGACCAAATCATCTAAATACAACGAGTACAACATGGTCTATGACAATTCTTGAACCATATGGTATGAGTTTAATAGACAAATTGATCGCATCCAATAGAGTTCAAAGTTGGGCAAGAGCACCATACTTCATAGAGGTTTGGTTTAACGGATATAATGCAGACGGTACTGTAATGTCACCGACACTATTTTATACATTGTATAGAGTCATTATTCTAGATATAGACGTTAAAGTTACTGAAGGTGGCAGCGTATATAAATTAACAGGTGCATTTGATGGCGATATAGGCCATAGTAATGAGATATCTATTCCTGCAGCAAAACTTACTGTAACAGCATCAACTCTTAAAGAATTCTTTATAAATTTTGCAACGCAATTGAATCTACAAGCTAGTCGTATTGATTATTCGCCAGAATCTGTTCTGCCAACTACATCAATAAATGTTACTACGCCTCCATTGAATACAACATCAACAATTTATTATAGCTTCAATGTACCAACTAATATGCAAGGTTGGACATTCAGACAAGGTCAGCAAACTGATTGGACATCACAACGAGCAGCCGATATGATAATAACACCAAATGGAGGAGTAACTACTTTTACTATCTCTAACGGCGCGTCAATAGAATCGATAATTAATGCTGTGATAGCAACATGTCCTGATGTAAATACATGGATAGGAACAAACACTGGTCCTAACAATGCTGCGAATATATCTAGTACAGGGGTAGCAACTTGGGTAAAAATACATGCCGTAACGGTATTGGGTGCATTTTGTACTACTCCATTAAATGATTATACTCGATCAGTATTGTACAATATAATACCATATACGACTACAATTGTGCCAACTACAAATAATTTAACAGCTCAATTAGAAAATACCCCGGGAACTCAAGTAACAAAACTTTCTAATTTGGCAAGTGCAGGAGCATTAACTAAAGTATATGATTATATCTATACCGGATTGAACACTGAAGTTATTAATTTTGATATTAGTATTGATAGTGCATGGCAGCTATCACAACCTCAATGGTTAGCTTTGAATAATTATTCTAACAGCACCCAAGGACCATTGATGCAGAGTAATAGCGCTATGGATCAACTTATTAGAGCTGGATATCTTAATAAGCCTCTTAATATTACATCTCTTCAATCTGATTCAGGAGGTACTTCTTATTTAGAAGATCAGGTTACTATAGGAACCAGTGCTGTATTTACATTGGTTACCAGACCAATAAATATGCCTACAGCACAAAGGACAGATATTCTATCCGACGCTAATAAAGCTTGTACAATATCAACTCCTGGCGATATTCCAGATAGTCGAGCTTTTGTTAGTAATTACTTGCAACAATTAACTAGTAACGTACCTTCATTTATGATAGTTGATCTAGAAATTAGAGGAGACCCATATTGGATGGGTCTGGGTAATGTAGATGAGAATGTACTTGCAGGACAACTTGGTCAAGGTTCGTCATCAAATGGCGCAAATGATCCAAGGGCACCATTTTTATCTACTTCGTGTATGTTTATATTAGCTTTCCGAACCGGAACTAACTATAATCCAAGTACAGGAATTATGGTATTTGATTCTACAAGTGCATTATATAATGGTGCATATATGGTAATGGCAGTAACTAATAGTTTTAAACATGGAAGTTTTACGCAGACATTAAACGGGGCTAAGGATATATTTTCACAAAGTATAACCACTACGGTTACACCTTAATTTAAGCGATGATAGGAATAATTTATGGAATCAGGATTCAAGCGAACAAGAGATACACCAAGAGGATTTGAATTAGTTGCTGACGGTCGAGCTGCGCCGCTTAATAGCATTTATGTTGGGTTTGTTAGATTAATTGATGATGTTATATCAATGGGTAGATTATCAGTTTGGATACCAGAATTAGGTGGTGATCCAAACGATCCAAATAGCTGGTTTATATGCAATTATGCAAGTCCATTTGGTGGTGCATCAAATGTTTATAACGTTATGGCTGGCGGAACGTCCTGGACTAGTTCGCAAACCAGTTATGGTATGTGGTTCGTTCCACCTGATTTGAATAACGAAGTCGTAGTATGTTTTATCAATGGTGATTCTGGACGAGGTATATGGTTTGCTTGTCTTTATCAACAAAATATGAATCATATGGTTCCTGGTATTCCAGGTACGGTTGCTACGGCTGGACCTGGGCAAGCTACTATTGACAACGCTGATTCATTACCAGTCGTTGAATATAATAAAGCAAGTAGTAATTTACAGATAGCTATGTCGGCCAGACCTGTATTCACTCCATTAGCTAGTCAATTACAAATACAAGGATTAGACCAAGATATATTGAGAGGAACTAGTACATCAGGTGCTAGAAGAACTGACCCTCCAAATTCTGTTTACGGTATATTGACTCCATTACAAAATCAGTTCGTTATGGATGATAATCCAGGACAAGCATTTATTAGATTGCGTACTCGTACTGGTACACAAGTATTAATAAGTGATACCGATGGTAGTATATACATTAATAGTGCTGATGGTAGTAATTGGCTTAATATGAATTCAGATGGTACCATTGATATCTATGGAATGAAAGATATAAGCATACGAAGCCAAGGTAGTTTGAACTTTCGTGGTGATATTGATGTGAATATTGAAGCTGGTCGTACTATCAATATGAAGGCGAGAAATGACGTTAATGTCCCTAATCCTAGTGCGCCTAGCATGGATAAGCAAGCAAACGGTGGTAACATCAATATTGAATGTAATATGGACTTTAACTTAACAGCAGGGAACATATACACTTATGCAGGTAATATTCATGCCAGATCAGCAGGTAATATATTTGATACAGCAGACGGTCCACCAACTCCCCCAGGTGGACAAAAATCACATTGGGGTAATATTTATATTAAGGCAAATGGTAATATCTTTATAAATTCGAATAACAATATTGCTATACAATCAAATTCTAATATTTACATACAAGCTGACAACTTGATACACATAACTTCAAATCTAGACTTGTTACTCAATTCTGGTGGTAACGTTACTATAAATGCTAATGCTAATATAGAAATAGGTTCGATGGGTAACATCCATATATTGGCTGCGGGTAATATAAACGTAGTATCTATGAATAGCATGGTTATACAATCAGACATGAATCTAAACATAAATTCTATTAATGTTATGGTTATACAATCGAATGAAAGTATAGTTATTGGAGCACAAGGTCAGATAGATTTATTATCACCAAATGATAGTATTTTCATTGCAAGCGGGTTAGATGTATGGGTATCAGCTTACGAAGATATTAATGTTGTAGCTGGTAGGAATATAATAATTGATGCTTTTCATACATTAAATGAATTTAGTAACATTATTGAAAAATTAGAAAGAATCGCCGTGTATACTGTTGAAGTTGATCCGCTTGATTCATTGAGTGTAAGTCCAGACGAACACAAAGAAATGTATAGATGGGCCAAACAAGGACAAATGCCAGTACCTCCAACTGATATTGATCAACAAGATAATCAAATATTTGGTCCGGGGGCATATTCACCAATTGATAGAGAAACAATACTTTATAGATTACCATTTCATGAACCATATCCATATCATGCAGGTACACTAGTTGGAACCGATAGTTATATTAGTGAAACTAGTGGTAATCCATTGATTGATCAATTTACTGGATTACCAATGCAATTAGGTTCTATTATTCCTGGTGCAACAATACCTGGACCATTAGTTGGTATTCCGATCTCAGGTATGCAACCAGGAACTTGGATAGGAACTGATTATGTTAATGGTGTACCACAATATTCATTCCAAGGACCTAATTCAAATTTAGCATCAGCGTCATCATATCAATTGAGTGCATTGGGAATACAATTTTTAATTAAGTATGAAGGATTTAATCCATTACCTTATACTGATTTGGGTGGTCAAATTTGTATCGGTGTAGGTCATGCACTTACACCTGACGAAATATCAAATCGATATACAAATACATCTGATGGTCAGATACCTTGGAGTCAAGGACTTAGTGATGATGAGATTATGGGATTATTAAATCAAGACCTGTATGATCAGGGTGATCCAATTAAATTGGTACCAGTAATAACAGATGGTGTATATAGCGGCTGCGGCGGGGCATTAATAACTCAGGCACAATTTGACGTAATTGTTAGTTTTTGCTTTAATATTTGTCCTATTCCGTTTATGAGTAGTACTTTTGCTCAGCAACTTACCGCCGGTAATTATGCACAAGCAATTATAGAACTACTTAGATGGAATCAATTATTAGGATCAGTTAATCAACAAATTAACAATAGAAGAACTGATGAAGCATCTAGAATTTTGAATCTAAATGTAACGCTATAATATAAATCTGATTAAGTTATGCTTTTATACAGTCATAAATAAAACTAACTTAATTGGATCTAATATGGCAGTTGTACAACAGAAAAGATTATTCGTAGGTTACAGCACACTTGATACCACCACCAAGAGGCAGCAATTCGCTGACATACCTTTAATTAAACGTGACCTTATAAACAATTTTTATACAAAACCTGGCGAACGGTTGATGTTACCTACTTGGGGATGTGGTATCTGGCAGTTGCTATTTGATCCTTTTGATGCAGTTACTCAAGATGCTATTGTTGATCAGGCTAAGATTGTAATTGCAAATGACTCTAGACTAGTATTACAAAATATAAATGTTGTTCAAATTGATGCTGGGTTGCTAATACAGATGGAGATCTTGTATGTCCCCTTTAACGTTGTAGAAACTTTTACTCTCACTTTCAATAACACGGCTATTACATAAGGTACCTAAATGATAATTAATGAATTTTATGTATATGCA